ATGTTCGTTGAGCTGGTCTATGACAAGCGTAATGTTGATGGTTTGGTTGGCGGCAGAGAGATTATCCTGGCAGAGCTGACGAAGCGAGTGCACCAGATCTTCCCTGATGCCGAAGTGAGGGTGAAGCCGATGCAGGCGAACGGCTTGAATAGCGATGCCAGCAAAAGCGATCGGGAAAAGCTGAACCGCATGCTGGAGGAAATGTTTGAAGACGCAAATATGTGGCTGGTGAATGATTAGCAAAGCCCGTGTTCGCTTCGTGCATACCTTCAACTACGCAGACATGCACCACTACCCATCGTACTTTTCCGATATTGAACGGCACTTCATCTTAGTGGCGTTAAATAATAAGCACTTTTACTACTCACTGTTTTTGCGGTCACTCCAATAGATGCCCTTTTCAGTGCCGCATTAAATGCAACTAACGTTACCGGTCTTGGAGTTGTCTTGGTACGATGTGAATGGCTCTGAAACAAAAACACATCTTCAGGATACTTCTCCCTGCGGGAGTGGAGAATTCTTTTAACTCCTGGCTTAAGAGCAATGCATCTTTCCCTCAGTCCTTTTGTGGCTGAAAGAACAAGAATATCATGGCTCACATCATCAAACTTTGCCCCGAGAAGCTGTCCGGGCTTAGCCTGACTCAGATACAACATTGCCCAGAGATCTGACCATGTATCAGAAATATTCTCAAGATTCCGCTTGATAGCAATAAATTCAACTACGGTAAGCCCCCACATATCTCTCATCATTCCTTTCAGTAGATCCTCTTGTTACATGAAGCTTATGTACAAACAGAATCTTCATGGTTGTAACATTCAATATTCGAATTACCGAACAGTGCCCAGCAACCGTAGCTCATTTTTACATATGGCTGTCCGAAACATCAAACATCCTGCTCTCATACTAAGAATTTTTTGTTCTGAACGTTTGCAGTTCCGTATTGTCTAAATGAAAAGTTCATAAAAAAGGTTCAACATGGCAACGTTTATAATCGCAAGTACCGTAGTTGTTGCTCTTGGCTTGATAGTATTGAGCCTGATCAAAATTGGCATAAGCACATCGAATAACCCGGATGAATTTTAATGTGTTGAAGTTCGTGTAACGTCTTTATTTACTGGGAATTTTTTATATAGAGTACAAACGGCCACATCGTAAATGATCGCCACCTGCTTCCGATCCACTCCGTTTGCGATCAACCTGCCAGCCTGAGCCCATTGCTCAGGTGTCAATTTTGGCCGCCTCCCACCGATTCGCCCTTTCTCACGGGCTGCGGCCAACCCAGCCCGAGTGCGCTCCACTATCAACTCCCTCTCCATTTCAGCCAGGGCTGACATGATGTGGAAGATGAAACGACCCATTGGGCTGGAAGTGTCGATGCTGTCCGTAAGGCTTTTGAAGTGGATGCCGCGCTGCCGGAGTTCGTCCACCAACAGTACCAGGTTCCGCATGCTTCGCCCGAGGCGATCCAGCTTCCACACCACCAGCGTATCGCCCTCATTCAGCGTTCGCAGAAGCTTTTTAAGCGCTGGTCGGTTCGCTACCGTCCCGCTCATTTTTTCCTCAAAAACCTGTTCACATCCTGCGCGTTTGAGAGCTTGTCGCTGGAGATCCGTATTTTGGTCATTTGTTGACACTCTTACGTAGCCAATTTGCATGTTTTTCACCCAATATTATCTGCAAAAAAATCAGGTGACGTTATCGGCATGGCTGCCGCAGGGCAATCTATAAAACGTCGGTTTGGGAAACAGCGCTACAAAAAATGTTGATGATCAGTTTTCTCCGGGGTGGTCGTATCTGGGCTCAGCGTCAGTAATGGCTCAATGTCATCGCGATTACCGCAGTCTCGCCTCTTACGACGCTATAGCCCAATATCCTCTCGGTATGTCCTTCGGTATTCAGTCCGGTGGCAATGCATGGGGAGGAGGTAGTGGAGTAGATACATATACGGGCATGTTGACGCTACGTGGCTGGCATGATTTCTCTGGTGGTGGCTATGTGTCGTGGCAGCTTGCCTCAACCTCTCAGGGACTGAAGTATCGTCAGGGCAATGGAACAATCCAGGGTAATGCTAACGTCGGGTTCTCAACGACGCATACCCTTTATTCGACGCAGAACACCACGAAAGCCAGCGACGGAACGCTCAAAGCTGCATCTCCGGTGATCAAAGTATTTTCTGATGGCGCATACCAGACTAACGATGAATCAGAGGGCTGTACCGTAACTCGCATGAAAACCGGAGAGTATCTGATCGAGGGCTGCATGGGTATGAACTCTGACGCAGAATGGGGTGGGATTGATGGCGGGTTTGATATCCCTAAAGATCGCAATGGACAAGCCCTGATCTGGCTGGACTATGAGGTTAATGCCGACGGGTCAGTGCTGGTAAAAACATTCCACCGGGAATACCCGACAGCGCCGGCATTTGCGAGGAACTCACGGGAAGGTTACGCGGATGGAGACCCGGCCGATATTCCGGCCGATCAGTTTGTCAGTGTCCGTGTAGAGATGCCGCAAAACAGTATCTGGAATCAGCGTGCGGCTATGGCTGAAGTTCCTGACTCATCCGCTGATTAAAGGCAGAATCATCAGGCATATCCACGCGAACATCGATCCAGCTGTTCACCGGCACATCCATCGGTTCCCCTTTCGTTTTGACAATCTCCCCGTCATCGCCCAGCATGTATTTTCGCTTAAACAGGCGGATAGTCAGCTCTCCGTTAGCGGTTTGCTCAGCTTCAGTCACACCCAGTTCCCCCATGCCGCCAGGGTCCATTGGCGGCAGTAACTGCCATCCCTCAGACGCAAGGCCTGCCGAACCAGTCAACACATAAACTCCCACATCGAGCCGGGAAATTTTGATCCCTTCAGCTTCGGTATTCGCCGTACCGCAGCCGCACCATGAAAATCCATCCTCAGCAATATCTGATCGCAGGCATGTATCAGCACTCGCAACAATACGAGCGACCGGAGACGCTGCTTTCAGGGTGCCATCGCTCGCCTTTGTGGTATTGCCGGTGTTGTAAACCTGCATCCAAGAAGACCAGGTGGTCCCAGCTCGCCCTCGAACGGCCATAGCACCTGATCCGCTAATCTGAAGTTGCGCAATAAAGCCGTTACCCCTCACCAAACGTAGATGGGTCGGGGTTTTCGGTGGTCCAGACATAATCGAAAACTCCTATTAATCATCGAATGGGGGACCCCATAAAAAAGTTTTCTAACCTGCGGCGATGTGAAAAGAGGTTAGGCGGCGGTCCTTTGGTGCGTCGTTCCTGAACTTTCAACCCGCCCTCCCCTGTGGTCGTTTCAAATGAGAATTGATGTCATTTGAGTCTTTCGACCGCTGTCTTCGCCCTGTGGCAAGGCTTGCAAAGGCTTTCGAGATTGGACAGGTCATCGGTCCCCCCATTTGCTTTGGCGGTGATGTGGTCTACCGTCTCAGCGGGCGTATACCTTCCATTTCGAAGGCATTCCTGACAGAGGTGTTTGTCCCTGTCGAGAACGATTGGGCGCAGCCTGTCCCACTTACTGCCATAACCGCGCTGATGCCTGCTCTGTCCCCGCTGATGCTGCTGCCAGCCTTCGTTAAGGTGCTTGGGGCAATAGCCTGAGCGATCTGTGGTTGTGCCGGGGCAGCCACGCTTGCGGCATGCCCTTGGTATTTGTGATGGCATTAACACTCCTAAAAAATTGAGTCATCGCCACGTTGAAAACGGTGAAACTTGCTGCAAAGTGTATTTGCCACACTTTTGTGGCTTATATCGTGGAGGTATTTATGGGTTTGAAACCTGGCCAGTCTAGTGGACGTGATGGCGGCGTATATCGTGAACGCGGTCCGCGTGGCGGCCAAACCGATAACTACACAACCATTCCTGATAACCATACTGCACCACCAACTTCTAAACCTGGTGCAACATGGGTACCAGTTAAACGGACTCCAGACAGCAAAAGATAAAACTAATTAAACCGGCCAATTGGCCGGTTTTTCAGGCGATTCGCCACGCTCGACGGCGTTCTGTTCGTTGCGCTGAATCAGGGTGACGCTCAACAGGCACACCATCCGCATGATCCACCAGCGAGTAACACGGATAAACCACAGCGCCGCCATAAGCATCACCAACGGCATAATCGGCAGGCTTGCTGCTGTCCCATCGAGAAAGGACTCGTTCAATATGCTGAGGAGGTACGCTATAACAAACGCCGTGTATCAGCCGCGGCAGTGTGATGTAGTCAGCCTGAGTCTTATCAGCAATAATCAGCCGTTCGGCTATCTGCATCTGGTACTGCGGCGGGCGGCCAGTACCGAGATAAAGGCTCAGCATGTCGTCAGGGAAGCGGGTCAGCCAGTCGACCACCAGCTCTGCAAACCAAGGAACGGGCATCGCATCGTCTTCCAGCACAACCACCCGGCAAGGTTGCTCAGCAGCCCATTCAAGCGCGTGTCGGTGATTCCAGTTCGCGCCGTGGTTACCGTCATCAATCAGTAGATGAGCATCCAGCAGCGCAGCAAGACGTTGTGCACGTTCTAAGCGGCTGTGATGGCCGACCACCACAAATTTAATCTCTTCAGCCACCAACGAATCCTCAAAAAGAAACCGCTCAAAAGCGGTAACTGTATTTATATCAGGCTATAGAACGGATTATTTTCAGGTTAGACTTTGATAAGTCTTTATGGAGATAACAAATGGATAAGACCAAAAAATATGATCGGGCTTTACAACTTGAAATATTAAATGCATTGATTGACAGTGCACCCAACGCCTTGAATGACGAAAAAGAACAGGAACTTATTCGTAAATTTGATGACTATGACCACTTTGTTGCATGCATGCTTTACTTGGAAATGCATGGTTTGGTGGGCTCCCCTTTTATTAAGAGCCAGTCATTAGGTGAGGGAAATCGATACCACTTCAATCAACATTCCTGTTTTATTACAGAAAAAGGAATTGACTTCCTGCTTGATGACGGCGGATTGAGCGCAATTCTCAAAGTGCAAACAGTTCGGTTACATAACGATACTATCGTGGCCCTTGAGGACATAATCCGCGTTGCAAATATGCCTGAAGATCAGAAGAAGGGACTGATTTCAAAACTTCGAGAGCTTCCGGCAGACGCCATAAAACATTTGACCCTACAGCTACTAACTCAGGGGGTTCTGAATCTGCCGAACGCAATTCAACTAATTCAAAGAGCCCTCCAGAAGGGCTGAATTCATCGGAGGGGCGGATTAATTCAAATTTGCCCCATCCAAGCTTTTTACTAAGTGTCACCCAAAATGGGTTCCGAGTGTCAGCGTGTATGTAGAAACTATTCTTATGCATCACAGCAGTGAAAATTTTCATCGTTGATTCAAACCTCATTTGTGCTTCCACCAAGCGTTTTCTTTCCCGACTCCGTCAGTTTTGAACACTGTATGCACCAGAGGGCCGGTGACCAGCCTGTCAGCGAATGACTGCGCAACAATGCCGAACGCCATCATGTCACCCACCGCGGTGCCAGCCTGTTCTTTCTTCCAGAAACGATAACTCTCGATCCGGTAGTAAAGACGGATGATGCCGTGAGCAAACGCCATTACATCAGCGCGGGTACCACCCAGCAGCCCAGCGTTAAGCATTACATCGTTTCGGTGCGCTTCAATGAACTCCTGATAGATGCGCTCCGGATGATTCTGCTTTGCCCAGGTATCGGCGTAGGTCTTTGGTTCTGAACCGACATACACCTTTCCGGCTTCCATTTCTTCCCACGGCGCGCGAAGCATTTCGACATCGGTACCATCGGTACACCAGACGAACCGGTATTCAGGGTGTTCTCGCAGGTGCTGCCAGATGTGCAGCCAGCGACGAAAGTAGACATTCATCTTCACGTCAGGTACGAGATACATCTCAACATCTGTTGGAGCCGTCAGTAATTCATCCACCAGCGCTATACGCCCACACTGGCGAAGCGAGGCCGCCCATTTAGCCAGCATGTCAGGCGAGGCCGCCATTTTCGTGCCGCGCTGCGGGTCAGGCTGACTGGTAAGCAGCGTCGTGATAACCACATCGCGCTGCTGGCGGTATTCAGCGTAACCAGTAAACCCGGCATCACGCCGTTCGTTGTGGATCTTCACGTTACGTTCCACCAGCGCCTGTCGGTCGGGGCGCGGTACCGAACGCTCTACGGCTTCATGCTCATCGAGAGAATGGATTAGCTTTTCTGAACCGACCACATCACCGTAAGCCCACGTCGTCAGGCCAGCGTTATGGATACGTAGCGCGAGGTCACTGTGTTCGTACATGCCGCGACCGTATACCGGATCGAAACCACCAACCTTCTCGATAGCGCTGCGGTGGTAATACAGCATCACGCCACGCTGCCCGGTGTAAGCGATGTGCTTATCATCCCGGTACAGCACAGACATGTCATTCAGCTTATTGCGGCCAGCCAGATCGAGGAACTGATAAGCCAGATGCGGTTCAGGTGATTCGATGTAAGGCAGGTGCCAGTCATCAGCAATCGGCCAAGCATCGTCGTCCCACAAGAAAAGATGTTCACACCCGGCATCCATCAATGCTGACAGGCTGGCGTTCTTCGACGCAACAATGCCGAGTGATGTTTCATGGCGGAGCAACTGCACGCCGTCGGGAACTACCGCTGGAGGTTTCGAACCATCATCCACAACCACCACCAGCGCACCAGCTGGCAGGTGCTTCATGTGCTGTTCGATAGCTCTTTTCAGAACGTCGGCGCGCTGGTGTGTCGTTATTGCAATACCGATCCGCGATGAAATGATGCTGGCAGGCGCATACGGGACACCATCAATAGTGACCTGCATAATTTTCCTCTGGGAAGTTTATTAATTATCTTATTCGTAATAATGGATGGTCTGACGATAGCAATGGATGATGTTGATAGTTAATCACTAGGGAAGTAGAACAAATCTAAGTTAAACTACTGGTCTGATATGTATAAATTAATGATACATGTCATTATTTTTGCGAACCAAACCAACAATAAGGTCATTTATGAAAAAGTTAATTATGGTAGCTCTGGTTGCCGCAGCTGTTTCTGGCTGCGCTCAACAATCATTTTCAGTAAACAAAGGCATAACGACTACGCCACAGCAAGTTACGACACATCATTTCTTCGTTAGCGGGATTGGTCAATCCAAGCAAATTGATGCTGCTCAGGTTTGCGGTGGTGCTGATAAAGTTGTTCGTACTGAAGTTCAACAGACTTTTGTGAATGGGTTGCTGGGATTTGTCACCTTCGGCATCTACACCCCTCGTGAAGCACGCGTCTATTGCGCGAAGTAATATTTCATAGCAATTGAAACTGATAATCCTCTAGCCCCTAACAGGGGCTTTTTTACATCTGGTTGATAAAACAATTATCAAGCCCACCAGCAGGTGAGCTTTGTAATGGCTAACAGTCGGCATCTGGACGCGCTACAGCGCGACAGGCCCACATGCAGGCTTCCTGCATTTTGGTGCGCGCAATGGCGAGACAGCGGGCAGCTTCGTGTGCTTCAGTTGAGTGGTTGCCGGTAGCAGATAGCTCATCGTTGACATGCTCACGTTCTGTATCAAGTAAATTACAGAAGTGTCGGCTGACACCCTTCAGGCGATTCATGCGCTCAATATCACCAGGCGTTAAGGTTCGATAGCCTTTAACGGTGGTGCCGTCCTGCGGTTTAGCTTCGCTCATCGGTTTCTCTCTTTTGGGTGGGTATGGAAAAATACCCGCTATTGAATGTGAACACAGCAGCATGCTTCACTCCTGTTTCTGGCAGCTAGCCTGCCACGCTTTGTTATGCGCCAGGATGTCGCGCTTCGTCTGGCGGTCCAGAACGTCGATGTCGTGATCCGTTAGGTAGATTGGTTTTACCCAGTCACAGGCGGTATCAACCACCACCGGGACGCTTCCACGTGTCACGCAGCTCGCGATCAACATCGTCATCAGGCATGCGGTTAACATTCTGCTGTACATTGCTGGCCTCTTTCGTTGCTTCTACCCGGCGTTCGGCTACTGCTTGAGTGGCGGCGGCCTTCTCTTCAGTGCGCTGCTGGTCTGCTTTCGCTTCCGCTTTGCTGGTGCCGCGGATATGGCCCAGGCCAAAAGCGCCTGCAATGGCGGAAATGACCAGTGCGGCCAGCCCTATTATCGTTTCGATACCCACATTCACCTCACACCAGAACGGATTTCGCCAGGTTAAACAGCGCGCGGCGTTTATCCAACCCGTTTCTGCCGCCATTGATAAGAAGCGTCACGCGCTCCACGTCGCCGGAATGAAGCAGGCAACCGCGAGACGAATAGAACCATGCAGCTGAGCGCGCGGCGTATTCATCCTGTTCAAGCAGCTCCGGATGGGTAACAAGGTCAAGTTTTAGAGCATGACCGCAGCTGCGATAGTTGCTGAGCCCAGTGATTTGCTTCAGGCCGCGACCGCGATATTTCCAGCCATGGCCTGCTGACTGATTGCCCAGGTGTTCTTTACCCCACTCACCGCCGTACACCAGATTGGCGATCGCTTTCTGATTAGCCGGGTGCGCTGCCGTTCTGCCAAGCGCGGCGGCCTGCTGTGGAGTGATGCGGTGGCTGCCGAACGTCAGGACCAGGTTTTCAGCCGCATAATTAAGATTTTCCACCAGCCGGGTAAATCTGGTGCTTTCATGCCCCATCTGGGCAATAAACATGGCCTGATCAAGCGGTGCGGTGATGCCGTATTCCTTCATAGCGGCGTCGATATGCGGAAACCAGCGCGCAGCTAACCCGGCGCTGATACCAGCCGCCCTCTGAAATTGTGTTTGGTTCATTAGTGCCTCAGACTATCAACCAGCCGCGCCATATTTCCACGAACCTTCAGGATGGCGGCGAAGATAAGAATGTTTGCGACCACCACCAGCCAGCTGGAATCACGATAAAGGCCGAAGATGAACTGCAAGGGGATCGCGGCGTAAACCAGCACGGTTATATACGCCAGGACAGAAATAAAGGGGCGATGCCGGGCGCCATGTCGCTGGTAAAACATCAGCACGATGACGATGGCCGCACAAATAAACGCATTAAAGACTGCTGACGGGTCAATTACCATTTCCCCCTCCCCCACGTAGCCGCGAGAAAAACTTGAACACGTTGTTCAGGTCCTGGTTGTTAAGATAAGTGAGGATTTTTATACACAGGGCAGACAGAATCACTGCACCCAGTGCATCCAGCGGTTTTTCATAGTGCGAAGCTGTATTTAGCAGTGAGCCAATAAGTCCCGCCCCGAGCACCCCAACGATAAACGACGTCAGGAAATATGCTGCCAGTCGGGCGCGGGACAGGTTTGTGGCTGTCGCGACGTAGAACACCGCACCACCAAACGCCCCGAACACCACACCAAAATCTGTATGAGTAAAGACGCCGTACAGGACTGAACCCAGCAGGCCGCCGCCGAGAACAGCGCCGGTGCCGGTTAATGGATCGGACATTAAGCCCCCTCTTATTGCTGTGATCCCTCTCAGGAAATTTGAGGGGAATAAAAAAAGCCCGCTCGCGAGAGCAGGCTAAAGTGATGATTATCACAAGAAGGTAGAAAGGAGATCATCCGAAAGACAGGTAGTGACGTCCGGGTATCGAGGCCGATTCACTGATGGTTCAGGAGAACCATCTGCCAGCGGATATATCCCCTTCTTCTTTAGCGTAGCCGTAACTTCGGGAAACGAGCAAAAAAAACCTGCTGTTTAAAGCAGGCTCTCAAGGAATTATCAATTCGATTTTATTGTTATCGTGGTGCCGGGTGCCTCCCGGTGAGAATTACTCCAGCAAACATTCCCGCGTCTGAGAGGTTTCCTTTTCAGGTAACTGCTGGAACGCCCCTCCGCATAGGGGGATTCACCACAATAAAAAAATAGCGCATAAATCAGAGTTGAGAAACTTCCTCGCTTAACGAATTGGACACTGGTCCGCCATCGAGGATTCGAACCCCGAACCACAGAGGTAGAAGCTCCGTGCTCTTTCCAGTTGAGCTAATGGCGGAAAAAAGACCAGCATTGGGTTGCTGGTCATGGGTCATGCAGTTGTCTCTGCGAAGTTGGTGTATCCCCATCCCCACCAAGTGTTATCAGTATCGAGAGCATTATCGAATGCCAGTTTACTATAGCACCGAAGAAAAAATTCACTCTGTCAAAGGCCATCAGAAATGACCTTTTGCAAAGTGTTATTTACTGGATTTAAACAGGGGCCAGAGTAAAGCAATTACCCCGGCTACCAGCACGCCATCAGCAAGGATGGACATCATTTTGCTGGTGAAGTCGATGGCAACCACCAGGAACATCAATACCCCGGCGGCTACCCAGCGCAGTTTTCCGATCACAGGTACTGATCCAGTGGAAGTTGCAGCGCCTGAGCAATTTTCTTGAGCTGCTTCTCTTCTTCTTCCCCGATGCCGTCGTTGTCAGCGACATCAAGGCACAGGCAAAGAACATCAACAGCATCGTTTGTACCGGCAACGTCAGCCAGTTCGCGCAGCGCCTGTGCATTAGCAGAGCGCGGCGAAGCTTCATAGCGAGCACGGATATTGCTACTCATCTGTGCGATCTCACCAGCGAACGGTGCGAAAGCAGGCAATGCTGAAATAGTTTTTTCCAGAGTGGCGATTTCTTTCGCGTCGCATGTGCCGTCGGCATACGCAATGGAGTAAGCACCCCACACCGTAGCTTCAACCGCGTCGCGGTTTTCCATTTTCTTAACTTCGACAACAGCTTTACGTGCTTTCTTTTTGAAGATACCGAACATAGTGACTTTCCTTTTAGCGGGTGAGCCAGCGCTCAGGAATGATCAGCCCACAGAGACAGTCACACCGACCGTTCCCTATGGCTCACCCCTGAAAGGCTCTGTGGTTGAATTGCGCCGAGCGTGGCGCGAAGAATTTCGGACATAAAAAAACCCGCACTGAGGCGGGTTTGGTGTCGTGTAGGCGTAATATCCCACGATGGAAAGCATACAGGACATTTTTATGCAAAGTCAACACTAACGTGCAAAAAAGTGTCGCCATTTGCTCCGATCCTATTAATAAGTTGTTGCCTTCTCAAATTCTACTGCCGCGTGACGCTCCCACTGGCGCAGGGTGTCCACCAGCATTTCATAAAAGGGTTTCCAGTTGCGTGACCATGAGGACTGATGGAGGTCCGGGAGACGCTTCAGAATGGCACGGTGTACCGTCGCCGAGGAGATAGCAGAGAAGCCATTACCAGAGCAACGTTCACACGTTTTGAAAACCGGTGCGCCACGTTCTTTGGTCGCTTTGCGATCCAGCACTTCACCTTTACCGCCGCATCTGCACCGCGCAAGGATTACCTTTTTCCCTCCGCAGGTTTCGCAAACCCTTTTCACCAGCTCATTTTTAATCTTCGGGGCCACCACTTCGGCACCGTCATCGTCGAAGATACCAGGATGTTTAACCACATCCTCATTCCCGGAGATAAAACCGGTACCGCTGCAACTGTGACATGTCACGCTGGTAGCCGCCGAACGGGAGTAATCAGCAAAGGCAAACTGCGCCAGCGTCAACATGCATGCTCCGAGCTTGTCGCCAGCGGCTTTGCGGACATTTTTAGGAGCGTTTTTGATAGCAACCTGCGCCAGCGCCTGAACTGCGAGCTGTTCATCTGTTTTGCTGATGCCGGACTTGCCGAAGAAAGCAGCCAGGCCGAAGCGTGCACGGCTGCTGGTGGTACCAATCGCCGCCATAACATCAGTGCCCGTGAGACGATCCGGAGAGGTTCCCTTTACATCGTCGCTGATATGCATTCCCTGAGGACTAAAATGTTTGAGTGCTGCTTCCAGTTTCATGCGGCCACCTGCTGTTTTTTATAGAAAACCATTTCACGAACCTGATCGCCGTTCATGAGCATGTCGTTAAAGTCCCCGTTATCCGGCCAGTAGATACTGACCTTATCGAGGTCGTTTTTTGCCATCAAATTGGCATGAGCACATTCCATAGCAGCCGCTAAACCGGTAGCACTGTTGATGTCACGGTCTGCAAAAATGATGAAGTTCTTTACGCCAGCTGGCACACGGAATTTCTTCATGAATCCGCTGGTCATGGTTGCCCATGTGTTTACTTTGTAGAGTTGCTTGCATGACAAAGCGGTTTCGATACCTTCCGCAATGCCAAGCGTGCTGGCGACCGGGAACATCCGGATTGCAACTGAACGAGCGTGATCCAGATAGCTCTCTTCCTGAAGAGATTTCTGGCGTTTTGCACCAACTGAATCCTTCAGCTGAGCTTTCCGATTACCGTCCAGCAAAGTTCTGTGCAGATAGCAAAGTTCTCCTTTGTCATCAGTGGCGAGAGAATACAGCGACTGAAAAACCTTCCCTCCGTAGCGTTCCTTTTCGTTAAACCTGATAGCCTCTTGAGGAAGCTGGTAAATGCCGCGCGCATTAAGATAATCAGCTCCAGAAGATCCTCGCAGCGGCGCCAGTTTTGCAAATTTGCTCAGCACTCTTTTACGCAGGCTGCCAGCGTTGCTGGTTTTAGGGATACTTTCGCGGCGGAACGTATTACCAATCAGCTCATCAATTTCGCGGCAAACCTCATTAAATGGTTTTCCCTGGGTTTGGGTCACCAGCTTGATACCATCACCGCTACCGCAGGTGCAGATCCATGTTCCAGCTCCGTCACGGTCATCGATACGGAATTTACCAATCGAATCGCAGAGCGGGCATTTCCCCCTAAAGTGGTTTTTCCCGGTGATCGGCGGCAGTCCGTAATGCTCAAAAATCATGGCCCAATGGCCTTTTGCTGCTTCTACCGTTTTCATGCTCTTTTTCCTAACTGCTGTCTGATGTCGCTGACGTGTTTAAGCGCCTGCTGAACTCTTGCCGGGTTCGGCTGCTCTTCTGCCTGCTTTTGCAGGCGCTGCTCTTTTTCACGTTGCCTAGCGAAGGCGATCAGCTTGTGCGTAATGAAGTTTGAAACTGTCGGTGTGATATCCATGGGGTAATCACTCAGGCCGTTCGGCCACTCCCCAAAGCGTTCACGGAAGGTGTGAGCACACCAGGCATCGCTGACAGGCTTTTTCCCCATCGATACGCGCTGGCGCTGATAAAATTTGATCTGGCTCCACCAGGCCTGTTTCTCTGCCTTGGTTGGCTGTCGCTGCTCGCCACCCAGCTTTTTGAGTTTTCGCCCGGTGTCGGTATCAATGTCCTCACCGGCCAGAGGTTTGTGACCACAGTTCGGGCATACATAAACACCAGCAGGTTTCATGAAGTGGCATTGCGAACATTCGTGCGGCAGCTTCTCCGCTCTTTCCTCAGCGGCCCGGCGCGCGCCCTCTTCCATCCCGTCAGATTTGCCCGGGAGATCGTCATATTCGATAGAGTCCGGATAACCGAGGCGGTGCACAGTGCCGCTGTGATCGAAGATAAGGCAGGAATCCTTGCCTGGCGCCGTGCGCAGGCCTCGCCCGATCGCCTGTAACCAGCGAATTTCGCTCTTAGTTGGCCTGGCGTAGATGATGCAGCGAACATCGCTGTCGAACCCGGCCACCAGCACGCCCACGCTGACTATGATTTTTGTGGCCCCAGTCTCAAAGCGATGGATGATGGTCTGTCGCTCTTCGGCCGGAGTGTCTGCGGTCATCACCTCGGCATTAACACCAGCCTGGTTGAACTGGATGGTCAGATAATTGGCATGGGCCACATTGACGCAGAAAGCGATTGTCGGCAGATCCCGGCCATTCTCAAGCCAGTTCTGGACGATATCGCCAACCAGCGTGGAACCACACATGATCTCCGCCAGTTGAGTCTCGTTGTAGTCGGTGCCGTACTGGAGAGACGGAGAGGTTTTAACGCCCTTCAGATCCGGCTTAGTTGGCGCGTAAAATTCGTATTTACTAAGGTCGCCGCGCTGGATCAGCTCGCCGATGGTGGTTGGCTTAATCAGTCGGTCATAGTATTTGCCCAGGAACGGGGAAAATGGTGTCCCCGAAAGGCCAATCACTTTCACGCCTTTTTCGCGCAGGCGTTCGATATCCTTCAGAATGCGTTTTTTTCGCAGGTGCGCTTCGTCGATAATCAGCAGATCGATATTGTCAGGGAACACGCGACGAATAAGCGTATCAGCGCTGGCAATTTGTATTTTGAGGGAAGGATCGTAGTTTGGGTGATCCGCCCAGACATAGCCGATTTCATCACCCGGCAACCCGTACTCCACAAAACGCTTTGCGGTTTGGGTAATGAGGATCTGGTAAGGCGCGCAAAACATTACCCGCATGCCACGACTGACGAACCCGGCAACGATGAAGGCGGCAAGTCCTGTTTTACCACTGCCCGTCGGCGAGTACACCATGAAGGTTTCTGTATCCTTCCAGTTACGGCGCAGCTGGTTAAGGGCTCGTTCCTGTGCAAAATTAGGTGTGATCGTCAGCTGCATTGTGCGGACCCCGCGGTAATGAGATAATAATTTTGTGATGTGGTTTTCATGGATTCCCCCTCACATGGCTGGTGGCCTCCCCAAAGGCTGCCAGCCTCCCTTCTGAATCAGTTCCCCTGAAAAATCACTCTTCCAGAAAGAACCCTTTTTTCTCAGCGCCTGAGCGCTTTGTACTACCTTGCTGATACAGGCGTTTTTTTAATTTCGCCTTTAAGTCAGTGATCTACTTAACCAATGGATCTCTCCTGTTGGAAAAGACCCTATTCCTGCCCCTGCACCCAATCCCCCCCTTACCCCCCCTTTCCCTCTCCCCCATAAAAACGTACTACCTGCCTAGTACGAATGAGGAGTTGGGTCAGTTGGTTGCCAACCTGAACAGGCACCTTTAAGCCTGTTCTTGTCCGGGTACCTTTAAACCCGCAACAATCAGGAACGCGTTGGCGTTCCGGCCAGGGGAGGTTCGGCGGTATACCCCTGTAAAGCCCTGCCGTGATTTCTCACAAACAGGCGAAGCCGCATATTTGCTTCATGCCTTGCCCGGTTCTCCTTGCGGTATGAAGCGGGCTCGGCTTCGAACGATTCCTGATACACAGCTGCATAACGCTGAATGGCTTTTTGTCGTGCTGCTGCCGTTAGGCTCAGTAACTGCTGCTTGATCCATTCGGCATCGGCCTGGCTAAAAGCCACTGGCATATCAACCGGTTGATAATCAAGTGCCATATCACTGCTCTTTTTCTGGCTTTGGGAATAGCTCCGGTAAGTCAGGTCTGATTTGATATGCGGCAACTTGTCCTTCAGCAGCGGCTACAATTCTTAGAACGTGCTCTGCTTTAACTTTTTTTCCATGGCGCCATTTCCATACTGTTGCCTGAGAGACGCCGCAAAGCTTAGCCAGCGCCCCCTGGCTACCTGCCCGCCGGATGGCAATGTCGATTGGCTCTGAAATCATAAAACCCCCTTAGTAATTAAATATTACTTTAGCGATTATGCTAGTTGTAAGCAAGGTGTCTAATTACTTTTTGACTTAAAAGGTCGTTTAAGCTAAGTTTTTAACAACTTATGGAGTAATTAGAATGAACAACAACACATACTCAGCCCGGTTAGTCGAAGCAATGAAAGAAGCTGGCTTTACACAAGCATCCCTTGCAAAAGCGGTGGGGATGTCTCAATCCAGCATCTGGAAGCTTACTTCAGGCGCGGCGAGCGGATCACGAAAGACTGTCCAGTTATCCCAGGTCCTTGGGGTTAGACCTGAGTGGCTTTCCTCAGGTGAAGGCCCCAAATACGTGGTAGGGCTTACTGAGGCCGAGGAGTCTATTTCACACGAGCCAGCAAGAGACACCTATCGTGTGGACGTTCTGGATGTTCAAGCCAGCGCAGGTCCCGGAACCTTCGTGTCCTCTGAGTTTATAGAGACAATAAGGGCTATAGAGTACACCGAAGAGCAGGCAAGGCTTATGTTTGGTAACCGACCAGCCCATGCTATCAAGGTCATTACTGTAAATGGCGACAGCATGGAGGGAACCATTGACCCTGGTGATTTTGTTTTCGTCGATACTTCGGTCAATCATTTCGAAGGCGATGGGATCTATGTCTTTATTTTTGGGAAGACTATTCATATCAAGCGATTACAAATGCTTAAAACAAGTTTGATGGTCCTTTCTGATAACAAGCTATATAACTCTTGGGAGATTGAGGAGAGCGATGAAGGTCAGTTCTACGTCCTTGGCAAAGTACTAATCAAACAATCAGCAGAATTTAAACGCTTCGGATAACCCTCTCCCACCCCACTGCTCGGGCCGCTTTAGCGGCCTTTTTTTTATCCTTACAACACAACAAACTACCATAGCGATTAATAAAAAATTACTTAAGTAGTTGACACCTCGTTTCATCCAGGCCATTCTAATTACAACCTAAGTGATTGGCGGTTTAAACAAGAGGTATCACCCTATGACCACTAGAAATATTATTCAGCTTATTGATATCCCTGATTTCAGATTTACCAATCAAGATCCGGATATTAACTATGCTGATGTTGCAGATGATTGTGATTCAAAAACCATTTCGACTATCGAAGCAATTCGTCATTTAAGCGAATCGATTTTCAGTATGTCTCTGGAAGAAGAGAAAGATAATGAAAAAATTCGCAATCTATCAGCCATTATTTATGACTTGGCAGACCTGGCAATTGCTACTAATAAAATCTCACAAACCGCAACTTATCTTTCTGGCGTAAAGGATGGCACTCATGGCGCATGAATTTTCTTTAGAACAAGCAAAAGAAAAGGCCCATCAAGCAAAAATAATTTGCCGCATGATGGAAGTGTACCCTAACAAAATGGACTGCACAGAAATTGAAGCTATAGCTTCGCTACTTAGCAAGTTAACTGGCGATGTATGCGCTTGGTTCATAGAAGAACAAGCCATAAAATCGAAGTAATAAAAAAACTAATTTTAACCATTTATTTCAGCTTAATTGCTGTGGAATCTCACACACTTTTTTTGGGTGGGCATTATGAGAAATAAAGACGCCTTTAAGACAGCAACGATGATGTGCAGCGCAGGTTATTGGGATATAGCAATTTTATTTTTAAAAAAAGCTTATGGGAGATAATCATGGCTATACAGCAACGCCAAGACATTCAGGGGGTTAATATCAAAGCCGAGCAACTGGCTGGTCTATCGCAAACTTTATTTGAATACCACGACAAACTGGACCATTTCCAACTTAAAACTATTTGCTCTCTTGTTTATGACATTGCTGGCGAAATTCATGATTGGACCGAAAAAGAAGAGGAAATTGTTATGAGCTTAGAGGAGGAGGCTCGCCGCAATGGATAAATTAATCGAGACATATCGCCGCCGAATTTTAAAAGCAGCGTTATTACGCCACCAGCGTAAAACAGGCAGTAACTGCCTTGTTATTAAACTCAATAAAGGCGGCATTAACACGGTCGAGTTAACAGAGATTCTTCTCGATGGATTATTGAGAAAATTCGAAAGGCTTGCGATCAGTGAGTACGGGAATGTCGAAGGCGTAAAAGCTATCAAGGGAATTTACAGCAGC